CTAATATCTTTCTCCTATGACCTTATGGCCATAGGCTACTCCTGTTTCTAGACTGACTATAAAAGCTAGCGGGACTAGCCTATCGTTACTGTAATCCTCGTATTTTATTCCAATACGAGGACCCAGCAATTCTCTATGAATTGCTGCACGAACCGCCGAATTGGCGGACTTGTGGAAACAACTTAATGCAAACGCCAAATAGCGCTTGCCTATGACTTCTAGTTCTTCGTGGACATCGTCCCCAAAGAACATTATGCTTACTAGACGGATTAGCGGTTCTTCTTCTCTTCCTTCAATGAAGGAAGAGAATGGTTTATCAAAGCCACAACTTACGAAGAAGCGTTTGGCTCCTTCGTAAGTTTTTATATTTTTAAACGCTTTCATTTTATTCCTTTCTTTTTTTTGTTTTCTAGTGGGGGTATTTTTTATTTTAATTGGGAAGATACCACTCATTTTAAGAGTGGTATCTTTTTTTTTAATGTTTTTTAATCATTCTAAACAATTGGTAAAAGATAGTAACACCAATTCCGATGGCCAGGAATGTTAAACCCCATTGTGCGAATGCTGATAATTGTTCCGTTTTTGTATAAACATCATCAATTGTTCCTAAAATGGTATCAGGTCCTGCGGAAACTGTGTATTCAAATACTAATCTATTAAATACATCAGTTACACCCTTTCCAATCCCTGCGAAAAATGCCATTAAAGCATTCATAATTGTTTCAACAATATTCATGGTTTTTCTCCTTTCTTTTATAATTCTTCTTCACATTTTTACTTTTTTAATTCTTCTTCTAACAATTTTCTAAGAAAATTGTTAGGTCGGTATAGTTCTAACTGGACTTGGTATTGTTTTCCGTTTACATTAATTTCAACATAAAAAACACTCATTGTTTTTTCTTCGCCATCTTTTTTAAACTTAATTTCTTTTCTTTTTAAATCCATAGTTTTCTCCTTTCCTTCTTCATTTTAACATAAACAAGTTTTGTTTGTCAAGTTTTTTTTTATTAATTTAATGGATTTTTTATACTTATGATTGGTTCTAATAAATCCATTGTTTTAATGTTTTCGGTTATATCGCTTGAAAATCCTATTTGGCATGTTATTCTTCTTTCTAACGCTTGGTAAGAAGCTGGTTCCCATATTTGAGCCTGTTTATATTGGTCTTCGAATGGTATATTTGATAAGATAAAAACTTTTGTATAGCATGCTATTTTGTCATAATATCTTGCTGGCAATCTTAATGGGTAACCATCTAATAATTGTAACATAAACTTTATCGTAAAGTCGTTTCTAAACTCTTCTAAAACTAAAACATCTTCGTTTGTATAGCTGTCAAAAGCACCTGACCCGTAAGAATTAATTGCATAAATGTTTTTGTTTCCGTATTTGTCTCTTACATATTTGCTTTTTCCTGTTCCTGTTTCTCCCCAAATATAAATTACTGTTAAGTCGCGCCATATTTCTTTGTATTTTTCTTTTGTTGCTACTTCTCTTATTTTTTGTATATGTTGATTATACATCAGGAATTGTGTTGGGTATTCGTTTAAAATCTCTAAATCGGTTGCTCCTTGTCTTACAAGTTCCACGATTTCTTCTAAATCATTTCTTTTGCCTTGGGCTTTTGGTGTTCCCCATTCAATATAATTGTTTTCTTTTTTGCAATATTCTATTGCTTGTGTTTGTGTTCCTCGCCTTGTTTCTATGTGTGCCTTAAATAGCTTTTCGTGTATTACGTTAAAATCTATTCTTTTTTTTAATTCTACATAACCTTGAAAGTGTTCGTTTCCGCTTTCGCCTATTTCGTTTCCAAATATATAATAGCACGGGTTTAATTCTATTAAAGCTTCTTTTAAAGCTTCAATTTCTAATTCTTTATTTACTTTATTTAGTGTAAATACGAAGTTAAATAATTGCTTTTGCATAAAAATCTCCATTTAGAATTATTTTCGTTTTCGGTTGGGAGTGGTATGGGAGTGGTAGGCGTAGGGGTCCCCACGCCACCACAAAGACTAAAAGGTTAGTATTACCCTTTTAGTCACTTCTTACTTATTTCGGGCTTAATTTTTAAATCGTCCCATTCTTTTATTTCCATTTCTAACGGGTTGTAAAATAAACTCATGTATCTACTGTTGAATCTTCGTTTGCCAAAAAAACCAAATAATGATTTCGTTTCTAAGTTGTTTATATCATTAATATTAACAACAATATCTTCCATATAATTTATTTTGTTCACATCTATCCAATAGCATATATAAGGCAATTTACGAAAACCTGAGAAGTTATATACTATGTTTACTCTTCTTCTAACGGCTATGTCTATATCGCCTATTGATTGGTCCGCTAATATTAATGTTCCATCGGTCCAGTGCCTAAACCATCGAAAAGCGTATGTTACTTCTTCTTCACTCTTTTTGGTTTGGTTTGGGAATATGCTAGAAGCTTCATCTAATACCACAATACATTTTTCCGGTAGTTTTTCGGTTCCTAATATGTGTCCTTTTCTTAATATTTTTGAATAAGTTTTTACTCCTTTTCTTTTTTTTATTAAAATAGGGTAATTTGAATATATTTCCCTTTCTTTTACTAATCCAAAAGTTAATTTATTTAACAACCATGCCTTTCTTTGTAATTTAATTGCTGTGTCCGTTGCTTTTAGTGTTTTTCCACTTCCTAAACCGCCTGAGTAAAAATTAACTGTTTGTAATTTTAATTTCACTGAAAACAACATTTGCCATATAAAATATATTATTATACCAATTATAATCAACCATAATATTATCATTTCTTAACCAACCCTGTTAACTTTAATAACCATTTTATTAATGCGAATGCTATTCCAAGCGTTATTATATAGCTTAATAATTCGTTTAATTTTAGTAATTCGATTGCTAAGTCATTTGGAAACCAAGTGTTTAAAAATTGTAATATTACATCATAAAGATTTGTCATTTAATTTTATAACTCCTTTTAATTTTTTGTTTTTTATCTTCCACGAAAACCACCGCCACCCCCACCAAAGGAACGACTGCCACCAGTTGTTGTTGGGTCAAAATAATTTAACCAGTCGTTTATTTTTGATAATTTTTCGAAACCATCTAGTAATTTTTTTAAACCTGTTTCGAGATTTTTTCCTGTTTTTTTTGCTTGAACATCAAAAATCTCTAACTTTTCCGTTATTGGCATTCCTGCATTTCTTAAACTTTCTAGATTTTCAAATGCTTTACTTCCTAGCGTTCCAATCATTAATAATATAAATAAAAATATATATTTATTCATTTTCTAACTCATCTAATATTATCCAAGGGTCTTTTTTCCTTGATAATATTTTAGCCCAATCTGATTTTAAAAATGTAGTTACTTCATCAATAACCTTATAACATTTTTTAATAACCTTATAACATTCTTTAATTTTTTTTAATGCTTCTTTATAATCTTCTACTGCTTGATTAATAATAGCATTTGCTAAATCTTCATAATTTTCTATGGGTATATTTTTCATTTTCGTTTACCTTCCTTTGTGTTGTTTTTGGGGGGGGTATATATTTATAACCCCCCATTTGAAAGTCGATTTAAGCTCAATATTTGGGGTTAAATTATAATATTAATTTTAGGACTAGTAAAATTATTCCAATTAGGGCAAATGTTCCTAAAACTTCCCATAAACTTATTCCAAGTATTTCAATCGATAAAAAATCACTTATTACTAACCATATTGCACCTACTGTTTTAGGAACAATTGCACTGTAACTGTTTAAATCTTCTAAAGCTTTTTCATATCCTTTATTATAATCATCCGTTCTTGTCAATGAACCTTCTATTAAGCCTTGTTGTTTTCCTTCATCAAAGCCACGCCAATATTCCGTTAATTTTTCCTGTTCTAAAATTGCTTGATTGTCAATTAAGGCTCTTGCGTAACCTAATTCCCAAGCTTCTTTACTTGTTAAGTTTGTTAATGATAATCCTGTTTCATATCCTTTGTTATATTCGGCTTTGAACGATTTATGGATTATAAACTGGTTTTCCGTTAAATATTCGTTATAAATATTTCCTATTTCCCATGTTGCTGTGTAATCTACTTCGCCTGAATATTGGTTTAAAATGTTTGTTTTGTCAACCTGTTTTCTTGTGTTGGTTGACGGTTGATAAAGGTCCACTGTTGTTTCATTGTTTTTTACAAGGAACCATTGTGTGTGGTCGTTTGGTGGGTAACTACAATATATCTCATAATATAAAGTCATATAGTCGGATGAGATATTTTCTATTCCTAAATCTTCATAATCTATAAATAAATAAGGTTTATTTACAAACTCATCCATTTGTGCTTTGATTTGTGCGTCTATCATAAGGTCAAATGTGGTTTTGTATAACGGGCTGTATTGCTTGTTTTCGATTAGGGTTGAGATGTTGAATAAATAAGCATAATCAACATAATTAACACCAACAGCACCTGTTTGTAATCTTACAGCTGTTAGATTAGATGTAACATCTACAACTTGACTTATAATTTCAAAGGTATCACTACCGGAATGATTAAGTGTATAAGTACCAGATAAGTTCATATTAAAAGTATTTGAAGGGCTTTTCGCTCTATAAATCATATAATATTTTGAAACGGATATAGTCATAAGTTCATAGATATAACTATCAGCACCTGTTTTTTCAAACTGCATAATACCATTGGAAACGGAAAAACCAGTAGTATTTGTCGACGCAGTCCACCCACTTGTTCCGTTGTTAAAATCACCATTCGATACTAACTGATAAGTATCAAATAAAGAAGTATTTTCAAACACTTCTCGTAAAGTGTTATTTCCTAATCTCTCTATTTGTTCATCTATGCTTGTTATTGCATAAGTTTTTGTTGTTATCGTTATTGTAAATAACATTAGCGATAAAATGAGATACAATAACTTTTTCATTTTAATCCTCCTTTTTTTTATAAAAAAATGT